ATACACACGACAAGCAATTGGCGCGGCCAATGGCATGATATTTCCTAAGCCACCAATAGTATGACATCTGTAAATTACGCCAATCCCAAAGTAGATCAAACAGTTAGAATTTTTGATCAATTCTATCAATATGATACAACAGTTCCAGCATTAGAATATGATGCTGTGCGTAGTTTTTTTCTTTCGCAATTTGGCACAGCAGAAGCAGCTGGTAATTTCACAGTGAGCTTGTTCCGTATAGCTGAAACTAGTAATATTCCAGTCATGGATCTATTGCAACAGATGGAAGGACAAAATCAAACCGAGTTAACACTGACTTTGGCATATTATCTCAACGGCATTCGAAGTCCTAGTACATTGCTGGGATTGAACAGTGCTACTACTCCTAATTATTATGTTGCTAGAAATGTAAGGTCTTGATATGGCTAAGTTTGCCTCGGGTCCTTACACAATTCGTAATGTTCAAAAATATGTAGGAAAAGGATTTCCTAGATACCGTTCCAGTTGGGAATGGGCATTTATGCGTTTTTGTGACAACAATCCTGCGGTACAATCTTGGGCAAGCGAAGCAATTAGTATACCGTATCGCGACCCGTTAACTGGCAGACAAACAATTTATGTGCCAGATTTTTTTATACAATATGTAGACAAAGATGGCAAATTGCACGTTGAACTTATAGAAATTAAGCCGCAAAGCCAAACAGTAAAAGAAAAGGTTGGCAAGAATAGAAATAACCAGTTACAGTATGTTAAAAATTTAGCTAAATGGCAAGCAGCACAAGTGTGGTGCAAGGCAAAGAAAATTAAATTTAGAGTTGTAAACGAGCAAGATTTATTCCATAACGGCTCCAAAACTCGATAAGTAAAATACTATGACTAAGAAATTAGAAGAAATCCTTAACCTTCCTGAAAGCAAAAAGATTGTTAATAAGGAAGAAAAGAAAAAAGCTAAAGAAGCTGCAGAAACTGAAGTGCAGCCGTTCTTACGAGATATTGCAGAATTTGATAAAATTTCTGCCAGTTTACCACAAGTTAAGGGACTAGGTGATCTAGCAGATAGCGAGTTTGACGCACTAGCGCAACGTGCTACCGATGCTTACGACGACTTAATGGACCTAGGAATGAATGTAGAAGCACGTTATAGCGGTCGTATTTTCGAAGTTGCTGGTGGAATGCTTAAGAACGCAATCGATGCCAAGGCTGCCAAGATTGATAAAAAGCTAAAAATGATCGAGTTACAACTTAAGAAGGCTAAACTTGACCAAGATGCTAAACCAGCAGAAGACGGTGGAATAGACGTATCAGGAACGGGTGTTATTGTCACAGATCGTAATAGCTTACTCGAGAAATTAAAGAATTTGAAATAAATATAGTATCTAGGATAACACTATGAAAAGATTTGCAGAATACCTAATGGAAGCTAAAGAAGAAGCCAAATACTGCTTCAAGATTAAAGTTGCAGGACCAGTTCCTGAACATTGCGAAGATGCTATGAAAGCAGCCTTACAAAAGTTCTCTGTAGCTAATTTTAGCAAAACAAAGACAACTCCGATCCAGTCTAAGTTAGTAGACTTTCCAGAAATGGAAAACGCAGAAGTAACTATTTACGAAGCAGATGTTGAATATCCAACTACCAGTTTTGTAATAGCAAACTTAATTGCAGAACACACCGGTATTCCTTCTAATCGTGTACGTGTACGTAGCTCGAAAGAGGAAGAAGAGGCAGAATTAAACGCTGAAAACTGCCAAGCAGATCCGAGCGGTGAATCTGTTCTTACTCAAGATTATGAGAAAGAAAATAATCAAAATGTTGTAGGTGACAAGGGCGTTTCTAATTTCTTAAAAGAATTAGCAAAAGTTCGCAAGGAACACGAACCACAACAATACAAGGGTGTAAATGATGCTATTCTAGCAAAGAAGTCACCGAGTGAAAAAGCACCCAAGGCAGAAAAAGCACCTGCCGCTAAAAGCCCAATTAGTGGCAAAGGAAAATAATTATGAACTTTAATGATCTATACAGAAAGATTGCCAGCTTAGACAAGCCTGTTTCGGAAAATGTCGACGCATCTGTAGAAGAGTGCGGTATGATGCCAACACCTCCCATGCCTAGCACACCTAAGCAAAGCGATTCAGTAACAATGAATGTTAGTATGAATGGTAGCGGAGCTGGCGGCATCAAAGATCTAATGAACATTCTAAAGAATCTAGAAGAAAAAGATGATGTAGAAGTTGAGCTAGAAAAAGAAGTTGACGGTATGGAAATGCCGATGATTATTAAATCTCACGAAGCAGTTGACGATTTAGAACAAGAAGCATTAGCAAACAGCCCTCATGAATTATATGGTTCAACCGATGAGGTTCTTCCTTCGGGCGACGATTTGCACAAATCAAAAGATGCATATCCTAAGGCTGCCGGTGGCGACAATCCAATGAACCTTAAGGCACGTTTGGAAAGTCTATACCAAGAAATTAAGGAAGCAGGTGAGAATGAATACGAGCCTGGAATTCAACGTTACGGTGCAGATGCTAATGCAAATAATAATGCCAACGTTAGTGTGGCTGGCGGTGCTGTCGCTAATCCGCAAGCCGTTGCTGCAATGAACCAGCGTAATACACAGATGAATAACATGCAGTTACAAGCATTAGACGATATGAAGACAAGAATGCAAAAACTACAAGCACAAGATGATGAAGATTCTCGTGCATGGTTTGCAAAGAAAGAAAAAGAATTTGACGCAAGAATCGCACAGCTTAAAGCATCTGGAAAATGGGGCGCAAAAGTGGGCGCACCTGCACCCGGCACGCCAGCTCAAGCTGGACAAGCTGCACCTGCTCAAGCTGCACCAAGAAGAACTGCAGCACCTGCAGGGTACAAAAACATTAGCGGGATGAGCGATAACGATTGGTAAGAACACAGTCGTTGGCGCGAATTGTGGGCAGGAAGTCATGAACCCTGTCAAATAGGCTCTTAGGAGCCTATTTTCTTGAGTAAATAAATGTATGGCTAAATCATTAGACGGAGTCTTAATCAAAAAGGCTCACCAACGAGAAACTTTTACCGAACAGCAAATTCAAGAGCTGGTGTTGTGTGCTGATCCTAATAACGGGTACCATCATTTTGTAAAAAATTACTTTTATATCCAGCATCCGGTCAGAGGCAAGATGCTATTTGAACCGTTTGAATATCAGAACAGGCTGTTAGATGCATACCATCATCACAGATTTAATGTTAATATGCTTCCTCGACAGATGGGCAAGACTACCTGTGCTGCGGGATACTTGTTATGGTATGCAATGTTCCATCCTGATCAAACTATTTTAATTTCTGCGCACAAGTTTACAGGTTCGCAAGAAATTATGCAGCGTATTCGTTACGCTTATGAATTATGTCCTGACTATATTCGTTCGGGCGTTATTAACTATAACAAAGGTAGTATCGAATTTGAAAATGGATCGAGAATCGTTTCAACAACTACAACGGGCAACACTGGCCGGGGTATGAGTATATCACTACTATACTGTGACGAGTTTGCATTCGTGCCACCTAATATTGCTGACGAATTTTGGACCTCCATTTCACCAACATTGGCAACTGGTGGTCGAGCTATTATTACGTCGACTCCTAACTCAGACGAAGACACGTTTGCTACTATTTGGAAAGAAGCAAATAAAAAGTTTGACGAGTTTGGTAATGAACAAGACACTGGTATCAACGGATTCTTTCCTTACACTTGTAAGTGGAGTGAGCATCCTGACCGTGACGATGCGTGGGCAACAGCAGAACGCGGCCGCATCGGTGAAGAACGATTCCGTCGTGAATATAATTGCATCGCTGGAGATTCTAGAATAACAATAAAATATACAGATGGAACAACTAAATCGGTGACTATTGACGAATTGAAAATATTGTTATCGTAGTTTATAGTTTTTGACGAAATAGTATAAATACAATATGAAATATTACATTTACGCATATCGAACCCCTATTAGCATAGAAATTAATTCTATGCTTAAAATTATCCCCCAGGGCAAATATTTTTACATAGGCAAAGGTAAAAATCGAAGAAAATACGACCACTTAACTGAAAAATTAGAAAAAGTTACAAACCATTTAAAATATACCGTAATACAAAAAATATACGAAAAAAAAGAAACTCCTATAATAGATATATTAGAAGAATCGGACGACGAGGATTTTATTTTAACTCGTGAAATTTTTTATATTAAAAAGTACGGAAAATTAATTGACAATTTAGGATTTTTAACTAATCTAACAGACGGCGGAGAAGGAACTTCAGGATATCGACATTCAGATGAAATAAAACAATAT